ATCAAATTCTATCATTCTTTTTTTATCTCCTTTCCGCACCCATATCGAATGATTTTAGATGAAAATGCTGCCAGAAAGCTATTAAAGCTTTATACGTTTGGAAAGGAGTGATTTAAATGTCTGAACAGGATATGAAAAGAATGATAGAATTTGATAATGCCGCGGATAAGGCCGGCGGATATGTTTCTCCACTGTTTAAAGACAATGCCAATTACGACTATCGAAAACTTCTCGCTTATTGCAAAGAAAAGAAAATTGATCCTTTGGATTTGACCATTCGAGAACTAGATAAATTCATTATTCCTCAATAAAGGATGCCACCCACCGAAAGGCAGGGTGGTATTTTTATATCCAAATTTAATAGCGCAAGGCTCGTACAGAAATGTGCGGGCCT